GAAGTAATTCCTGCAATACCATCAGAAGGCGTACTAGCATTATCTATACCACCAGACATATTTTGTGTTCTAGAACCTGGGCTATCTGGTATTCTTAATTGTGTACTGTCTCTAATTATTCTTAAATGACCAGAGGAACTTGAACCAGAAGAACCACTTGCGTCCATAAAAACTAAAACTTTATGAGATGCAGACGTTGGTGTTATTTGACATTGTAATCCAGTATCAGTGTAGCTTGTATTTCCAGTTGACATTTTTGTTAAAAGGTTTGATTGAATTACTTGAGCAACTCCACCACCAGCTGTTGCAAAAGTTCCATCTCCTCTTAAAAATGTAGATGAATTTGCTGTACCAGAACCAAGTCTAGCACTAGCAATAGTTCCTGCTGTAATTTTACTTGCGTTTAAATCTGGAATTCTTGCATCTGCAAGAGTTCCACTTGTTATTGTAGATGATGCTAAACCATCTGCAATTGTTAATGTTTGACCAGAGGGAATAGTTATAGAAGAACCTGTGCTTCCCTCAATCTGGTCAACTTTTATTTTACTAGCCATATTGATTTCTCCTTTATATTATAGTTAGTGAACCTGAACCTCCGATAGTCCAAGTTATGTTGTTTGCTACAGTAATATCTCCTGCTAAAAATGAATTCTTTGTAGAAGATAGGGTTGTAGTTGTGTTTGAAGATATTGTGTTATAATTAGAAAACACATTACCTTGTGTTGTTATCTCCGATGCTTGTATCGTAGAAAATTCTAAAGCATTACCACCGGTATTTACTACTAGAGCCTGTCCTGCACTGCCAATTGAACCTAAACCAGTTCCTCCTCTTGCAGTTGCTAAAACACCTGATGTTATATTAGAAGCATTTATAGATGCAACATTAAAAGTTCCGTAGGCGACTATTGAAATTATATCAGAAGCGGTTGCACCGGCAGCCAACACCACCGAAGTTCCGCTAGTAACTGTAACATCTGTTCCATTTACTAACTTTGCTCCATTTAAATAAACATCTATAAATCCTGCATCGTAGGCCAGGGTGTCGCCGTTATCGTCCGCTCCGGTAAAAGTTGTTTGTCCACCGGAAGCGGTATATTTAAATCTTGCCGCCGTTCCATTCACAGAAGAACCTGCTGCCGCCCAACCTGAAGATTTATACACCTTTAATTCGTTTGCTGTGGTGTCAAAATAAAGATCTCCAATATTTAAACTTGTAGTAGGTGCAGAAGAAGCAATTCTATAAACTTCCGCAAAATTATTTACCGAAGCTAAATTATTAGCAACAGTTGTTACATTAGCAGAATTTGAAGCTAAAGAATTTAAACCGGATATAGCAGCCAAAGTATTCATATCGGAAACAGTTTGTGTTGTTCCCAAAGTATTCATATCCGATACAGCGTCCGCCGTTCCAAGTAATCCTATTTCAGTTGCTTTTGATGCAACAGTTGTTACTTCCGTTGCTTTTGGTACTAATCTATGAAAAGCGTAAGTATGATTTGTTGTTGTTGATTCAACTAATATACCAAAACCTGCCGCAATAGTTTCACTTGCACCTAATCCTGTTAATGTAACAGTTGAATTATTTAATGTTCCGTTTGCAATTGTTATTTGTCCTGAACCATTTGCAGTATGTGAAGAAGCAAGAGCTTTAACACTTACAATAGTTCCGGCACCATCATTTAAATCAGGGTTTGTATTTGGAAAACTTGTTTCGTTTGTAATAGCTACAAAACCACCAACATCATCAACTAAATCAATTACTCTTGCATCAATCGCAGCTGTTGTTGCTATTTTATCGTCCGAAGCCGACCAAGTATTACCTGAATTAATTAGTTCGGAAGTATCTTTATTTAAAAATCTAGTATCGGCAGATAATGTTGTGTAAAAAGTATTATCGTCCGGTGTATGTGAGGCTTGTTCTGAATTTGTAACAATTGTTGCGTCAGCAATTTTTGCTAGTGTTACTTGATTATCGCCTATATGTGCAGTATCAATTGAACCATCAACTATATGTTCTGAATCTATACTATCGTCTGCTATTTTAGAACCATTAACCGAATCAGCACCTAGTTTTGAATTTGTTACAGCCCCAGCATTTATTTTTGCTTCGGTTACAGCATTTGCATTTATTTTAGCAGCCGTAACTGCATTGTCATTTAATTTTGCAGTTGCTACCGAATTATCTGCAAATTTAGAACTTGAAACAGCATTATCAACAATGTTTGCCGTATTAATAACATTTGTTGGTATTGAATTATTTGTTTGTGATAAAGAACCTACATAAACTCTAGTTATAGCTTCGTTTGATAAAGAACCGCTATCCCAAGTAACATTAATTGTAGTGTTTGTAGAAAAAGACGAAGAACTAATTGTTCCAAATATTGTGCCAGGTGTTGAAGCAATTAATTTAATTCTTCTTCCGGTATGATAAATAGCGGTTACATCTACACCGGCAATTGTAAAAGAAGTTCCACTTGCATAGGCAGCAGTGTAAGCACCATCGCCGTCACCATATTCTACCCATTGTGAATCGTTAAACCATTCTCTAGTATTTACCATTAGAGCTCTAATGGCATTGTTTAAGTTAGAGGGTAACATTCCCTCCGCAACACTAATTCCATTTAAAGAAGTGTTGTTTAAATTTGTTGTTGAATAATCTTTTATACCGGCCATTTAATCTCCCATAAACCAAGCAAACGCTTTATTACTTTCTTTGTTCCTATCATTAATTAATGTATTAATAGCTTCTTCAATTTGTCTTTGAAAAAACTCTTGTGTTTCAAATGAATATCTAACATTGTCTATATCAGTTTTTTCGCTCATCTTAAACCTATTCTTGACGCTACTATGTCAACGCCTTGTGCATGTGTCCAAGTAGAACCGGAAGGTGTAACCACTTTTATTTTAAAATATCTACCTGATTGTCTAACAGGATTATCGCCACTTGCTACCATTGAAGAAGAAGTTGATTCGGTTGCTAAATCAGCTAACCTTTCTTTGCTTTTAATAGTAACAGAAGAAGTTGCGTCAACTAACGGTCTGACATTGGTTATACTACTTCTATGACCTGGAAACAACTCCATTTCTCTAGTTTCTATTGTTCCTTGATTGTCCGTACCGGAAAAAATAGCAGCTTTAAAATTATTGTCTATTGCACCAAGTAACAATTGTCCGCCATTCCAAAAATCCGTATCTAAAGCAATGTTAATACTATCTAAATTTTGTGAAATAATATCCATAAGCTCAACAGTATATGCTCCTACAAATTGTGAAAATATTGTACTTGCATTAGCGTCTGCCGTTGACCATTTTTGAGTTGCGTAGTTGTAAATTATTATTTTATCACAAACGCCGGTTGTGTTTGATGTGTTTCCAGCAGATGGATAAAGCCACATAGCTAATTGATTGAAAGGGTCAACCGCCGCACAAATTCTATCACTAAACGCTTTATTTAAATCTAAATCAAAAAATCTATTTACTTTTTCAGCTCCTATCGGCACAACTTGATCTCCGTTCAATTCAAAAAAACCATCGTCCGCATAAAAGAATACTCTTCTATTATCTTGACAAACTGTTCTTCCATAAACCGCACCTCTATTTGGCGATATTACAGATAATCTAAATACTGTTGCACCGCCTACATAGTCCATACGAATTATTTGATTTTGTCTAAACACATAACCTATTTCCCCTGATGTTATGTGAACTATTTCGCCTCCTGAACCTGGTAAATCTTGTAAATCAGCTTGTTTATTTCCTGTTTGCCAAGTTGAAATATCATTAATGCCTGACCATTGTATTCTATTTTGATTAGTTGGTTGGTTTCCGGTAACTAAAAAATCCCTAACAACGCCTGAAACTCTAAATGTTGGAACAGTACCTGAAGTTGCTATTGTACTTAAATTGGCAAAATTAGTTGAAGTACCCATTAAATAATATTGTGGGGCATCAACTCCATTACTTGCAATAATATGATTACCAAATTGTGTAAATGTAAAATAGTCAGTATTTGTTCCGGTTAAACTTCCTTTTCTAGAAGTAAATGTTCCACTAGCTAATTGATAAATGTCTGTATTTTTTGCTACAAAGTTAAATACATTACCTGAATTATCTCTAAAAGAACCTGCACCCCTTGAATTTGCACCAATATTATTTGTTGAATAATTAATCAAAGACGGAAATCTTTTATAAGAATTTTGGGCGTAATAAACATTATTAGCTGTTGTAGCACCTGGATTTAAATATTCAGGTTGATCAGGAAGCCATTCGCCAAAAGGTATTTGCATTTTACTTACCTACTTTTTTCATAGCTTTTGAGTGAGCTTTTCTGAAAGTAGATCCTGCTTTCATATCTTTAATCATCTCTTTCATGTGTTTTTTACTATGATGTTTAGAATGTTTTTTTAATAAAGCTCTTTCTCTTTTATCTATCATATTCCTCCTATTAATTGTTATTTGTTACGGCAATAAAATTATCACTAAAAGAACCGGCAACAGTTACATCACTTCTTTGTTGCAAAGGTGCATTTCCATATTGGTCTTCTCTATCGTTTCTTTCAAGTCTTTCCATTGCGGTAGAATACATACTTTGCCATTGTTGTAATCTAGCAGGGTCAACCCCACCTAAAAAGTTTGCCGCATGATATAAAGCACCATATAAATATATCGCTGGGTGGTTAGTTAAAATAAAATTAGAAGTATTAGAATTAGATAAAGGGTCAAATCTTTTGTAATAATTTAAATATCCAGAATAACTTGAAGAAGCTGCAGGGGCAAATCTAAATGTATCGCCAAGTATTGTAAATGTTGATGGTTGTCCACTAGACGAACCGCCTTTAATCTGATCCATTTGTGCAGGTGTAATATATTTTAAAGGGTATTTTGTTCCGCCATTTAAAATATAAAAATCTCTTACCTGTAAAAATCCACTAGGTAAATTTTCTGTTTCCGCATCTATTGTTATTATTGTTTGCGTAATCATAGACCTAATTCTTAATTTTGAATTAAAATCTTTTTCTGCCAAAACAATAAAGTCTTCTGCTATTTCCGTAGTTAAATCTGATCTGTTTAACCAATTAGCTATTGAAGATTTTAGTTCGCTATAATTAGATAATGCCATTACAATCTACCTGCCGCTGTTCTAAAATATTGAAATTCACTACTATTTAATTTTTTCTTCATAATTTGTTTTTGTACTTCTTTTGGTAAGGCAAACCAATTTTTAGTTCCATTATATTCATTTGCCCATACTTGCAAAGCTAAAGTTGGTATTGAAGCAACCCTTTTTAATTCTTTAGATTTAGAATATCCGTCATTGTGATTATAAAGAGCTTTATTATGTTTTATATGCGAATCAATATTTACTTCTTCTTTAAGAACAATTTTTTTTTCTTGTTCGTCTAATAAAAAAGTTTCTTTTTTTAATCCGTCAATCTTAATATCTTTATTCATCTACCTTGACCTCTATATTTTTTTTTAGAAAATTTTTTATTTGGTTTTTTACTATGTCTTCTTGGCCTTTTTCTTGGGCTTTCTTTAACATAATTATTGACACCAAATAATGGTTTCTTTTTGGCCACTAGCCACTCATTTCAGTAACAAAAACATTTGCACTTCCAATTGAAGCAACTTTTTCGCCAGGTGAAACTTTAAAAATTTCAGGTTGGTCAGCAGGAATAAAGATTGTGCTTGTTGTAGCCGTTGGGTCGCTTGAACCATTTCCGCCAAATTCTATATGACAATCAGCATCAGCTGCTATTCTTACATATTCAGTTTGTGTACCAAATACATCTGCAACCGCACTACTTGAACCACCACTAGCTATCTTCTGTGTTTTTGTAGGTCTTAATCCATAATTAAAACTCATATTGTTCTCCTATGTTGGAGGGGGGAAGTACCGGCTAGGCAAGATCCCCCCAAAATTAAATTATCTTCTTACAACAATTGTAAAATGTGCTGAATGAGTTCCTGTAGAAGCTCCGTCAGTTGCAATCGCTATAAAATCACCTTCTGATACATTGTTTGCACCAGTTGGTTCGCAAGTGTCAATATCTCCTGCCGCACTTCCAGAATGTGCAATAGTAATTGTTCCACCAGTCATGTTAGTAGTATTTACTTTTGCAGTTATTCCAGCGTTTCCTCCAGAAATAGTTCCACCTAAAACCGAAGTAATTTTTATTACTTTACCGGCATCAGGAACGGCAACTCTAACTGTTGAAGCAGTTGATACATCGTCTAAATGACACTCTAAAAAGTAATCGTTTAAAGTTCTCATTTTATTCTCCTTATGTCGTTCCGCCTATAACCTTTTTAAGACTTCAACATTTGGTTAATTGTTAGGGGGTGTATATCTAAACAAGGTTACACCCCCAACAATATATTATTATGATGTTGTTAAATCAAAAACAGCACCATTTGCTTTTTCGTTTCTAGCTTCTAAAGTATATTCAGCAACTAAAAATCTCTGATCTGCATCTTTTGTTTGTGCAGGAGTTTGTAGTTGGAAATCTCTTAAGAAAGCAACTGCCCACATATCCATTTCAAGGATTAATGCATCTTGGCCTCTTTTAGCCGCAGTACCATTAGCACCTCTAATGAATCTGTTAGGAGCAACTTGAAGCGTACCAAAATCTGATTCGTACACATCAATAGAAGTAATTAATCTTCTATCTTCCGCAGAATCAAATCTAGTAGAACCACCTGTAAATCCAGATAGTTTTTGTTTGTTGAAAGCACCAACCATAATCATATTAGGGTTTCCACCTTCGTTAAAACAACTTCTCAAAACGCCTTTTAACTGATCTTCTGTAAAAGCTCTTTGAGTTCCATCTGTTCTAGCAGCACCGTTTCCGTTTCCAGATCCGCCTGCTCCAGCGTCAACATTTGTTTCAATCCAAGTTTGGCAACCGCCTAACTTTCTTGAAGTTGTTGCGTTTCCAGCAGCTTTTGCAACATTAGATAAAAGAGCTGTTTCCATATCTCTTTTTAATTCTTTTGCTGCTTTAGCAACTTGGTAAGCTAATTCATTAGCTCTTCCAGCTGAAGTTACGGCTTCGTTTGTTCCAGAAACTTGCACACCTTTTGTAGATATTTGAGTGTGGTTTTCTTCTTTAGTTGTTGCTGACATAGTTCCGTAAGAAATATCAGCTCCCTCAACAGCATGGTTTGCTGCAACTGCAGCCAACGCATCAGTTTGCCATTGGTGGGAAGTGTTAGTTGCTCTAGCTTTAGCAACTCCTGACATAAAAGGTGTTTCAGTTGGGGAAATCGAATAAATGATGTCCGCCAAATCTTCTCTTATGCCGACTGTTTGGTAAGTTTGAAATACAGCCATTTTCTTCTCCTATTTGTTAAGTTGTTGTTAAATGTATCGCAATAACAAATCCGTAGCATCTTTTGCTGAACCAGATTTTTTAAGCGATTTAAATTTATTCAACCTATCTTGGGAGTTAAGTTCTTCTTTAGTTGTTTTGACACCTGATTTTACAACTTTTGACGGCTTGACTTTTTTATTAACTAAAGTTGGTTTCAACTTTTTGTTAGTTTGGTAATTCATAGCTTCTACTATGATGTCAAACTGTCTTGAATCATAAATTGAACTTATTTCGTTTTGATTAAAACCTTTGCCCAATAAATAATTCGTCATATTAGTTCTTAAAGTATGGCCTTTAACAGGATCGTAAAGCTCAGGATATTTTAAAGCAATCCGTTGCTTTTCTTTAGATACCAAATCTTGAAATTGCGAAGTTTGATGTTCTCTTAATTTCCGTTGAGCCGAAGTAATAGTTTCTTTTCTTCTTCGTATCTTACGGTCTAGCTTCGCCGCTTCCGTTGGGTCTTCTTCCCATAATTGGTCAAGTTCTTTAGAACTCATATCGTTGTTTATTTCAGCATTCAAAGTCAACACAAGTGAATTTAAATCGTCCAACTTGGTCGAATACTGGTTTTTCAAACGATCTTCTTCCGATTTTAGCTCTCTTTTTGATAAAGCTAATTCTTCTGTTTTTCGTCTGTAATCGGCATCCTTTTGATAACCTGCTTTTAATTCATCAAGGTCAACATCAATTTTTTCACCATTAACAATAACTTGGTGTAAATCTGTTTCTTGTTCTTTAAGAGCACTCTCTTCTGGAGCTTCTTCTTCTACAGGAGCTTCTTGAATTTCTTCTTGTTGAGCTTCTGGTTGTGGTTGAACTTCTTGATTGTCTTCGGCTTTCGCTTCGGTTTCTTTTGGTTCAACCGGTGTTGCTTCTTTTTGAGGTTTGATAGTTGCCGTATTAGGGTCTAATATTCCCTCAATAGATTTTGCAGCACCTTGTACTGAAAAATTATTCAGTAATGGGTTTGTATCTGACATAAAGTCATCTCCTATTGTTAAGCTGTCGTTTGACTTGGCTTATTTTAACCTTGTTTGGTTAAAATTTTTTTTCTTTTTCGGTTTTGCGAAATTCTTCTAATTGTTTTTCCGCTAATTTACCGGTTTCAAGAATACTTTTTAAATGTTGTTCTACTTTACCAACAACATTATAAGCGATCCAAAGTTTCTCCCTTGTTTCGCTTTCTTTAGCCCCTGTTTTTTCTAAAAGGGCTTCGGAATAAATTTTTTTAAGAGTTTTTGTGGCCTCTTGAAAAAGTTTATTGTCCAGTAATTGTTTCGCCTGTTGGGAGCGGCTTACTTCCGTTTCCCTGAGCGTCTGGTCTTTCGTTTCCATCTAATCCTTTGACTTGTTGGGAAAGCATATTAGCAGATTTTTGGGCTTGTTCAAGTATCTTGCTATTTCCTGCTACCATCAACTTATCTAAATCGGCTTCGGCTTTAATTTTTGCTGTATCAATTTGTGTATTGTACTTCAAGGCCATTTCTTTCATTTTAGTTTCAAAGTCTAATTGCATTTCTTGAATTTTTTGTTGTAATTCTAATCTTTCTAATTCAAGTTCCGCAACTTTTCGTTTTTCTTCCGAATTAATTCTAGTAAATTCTATTTTTTCAATAGGTGTTAATGGCGGTGGTTGTGGAGGTGGCATTTGTTGTTTGCCAATATCCGGATTTACAAAGTATGCGTCCACATTTTTTAGTCCTGCGTTTTCAATTATTTTAGATAATGTGTTATACATATTTTTTAATGTAACCATTGGCATTTCTTTACCGCCTTGAAGATTAAATGCTTGTAATTGTCTTTCTAAAATATTGTTTAGCATAATAATTTGTTGTTCTTTTGAACCTGTACCCAAGCCAACAACAATATTTATATTAAATTTGTCTTTCCATTCCGTAGGTTTAACCGGAATGTATGTATTATTAAGTTCAATTATTTGTTGTTTGTCTTGATATTTAACCATTAGTTCAAATATTTTTCTAAATAAATCTTTTACGCCGGTTTCAGCAAACACTCTAGCTATCAATTCCGAACGCATTTGTGTTTGTGTCATTAACGCATTAACACCTGTTGCTGTTTTTGCGTTTAAAGTATTTGGATCTAATCCTTGAACTTGTTTTGATATACCGGTTCTAACTTCTCTAACGGAATCCAAATAACTTAACATTGGAAACGCTTGATTAGAAATAGGTTGTGCTTGAAGCGGTTGCATAACTTGGCCTGGTGGTTGTTTAGTTCTAACAACACCTCCTGGTCTAGTAGTCAATAAATCGTCCATGTTGACCATTCCGTCCATTATGGCAACCCTATTATTATTTGTAAGATACATATTATCTAAAAGTTGACGCATAACAGTAGATTTCATTAATTGAATGTCTTCTACTAATTCGGAAATACTTCTTCCGTAAAATCTATGCGGCATCGGAATAGGTGTAATTGTTACAAACGGAATACTATCGCATGGCATATTTTCTAAAATAAAATGTCCGTCTTCTCCGGCACAAATAATTTTTCGAAGTTCGGCAACGCCATCATTATCGTAATCGTATCTTATGTAAGTTTCAAAAACTTGTATTTTCGCCGTAGAATTATCGGTAGGCGTATCTAAATTATGACTTTCTATGTTTCTTGTTCTTGCAACATCTTCGGTATTAAAATTTTGGTCTTGTGAAGCCGGTAAATTATTTACTGTTTCTTCGTCAAAACCCATTTCAATTAATTGGCTTCTAGACATAAAAACTTTGTGGGCAACAAAATCAGCGTCTTTAATTGTTTTAGCTTTTCTTTCTATTAAAAATTCTTCCGGCGGTATGCTTTCTATTTTTACTTGGCCTTGTTTTCTTATTCTTTTAATTTTACAATTAAATAAAACCGGATCAGGAAATTCTACATTTGAAATATCTACGCCTTGTTGTTCGGCTTGTTGTCTAGCCATTTCTTGTTGTTCTTTTACAACTTCGTCAACAATAGTTTCTTCTTCAATAACTTCTATTTCATCTTTGGTATCGTTTAATGCTTCTTTTTCAGCCGGTGTTAAATTTCTATAAGTTTCATGTTCTATTGTTTCGCTTTCATCCCAATAAATTTTTAAAAAACCATTTTTTTCAATTAATGCATCTTTGAAAAAATTATATAACAATGAAAAGCCATCATTTTGTTTGTAGAAAACATGATTTAAATATGCCGTAGC